TTCCGAGCCCGACCAGAGCGCCCGCCGCGGTGCCGACGCCGGGGATCACCGATCCGATGGCTCCGCCGGCCGCGAACCCCTTGGCGCCGCCGACGAGCGCGCCGACGATGGTGCCGACGATCCCGGCATTGTTGATGATCCACGTGAAAGCCGACACCAGGCCGGTCACCGCGGTGGTAATGAACTCCACGCCGCGGCGGAACGTGTCGAAGCCGTTGCGGATGTCGTCCTTGGTCAGAGCCTTGACGAAATCGGCGATCTTGGTGGCGATGTATTCGATGGTTCCCGCGAACTGGGACATCGCGTACGGGTCGCTCAGCTTCTCGCGCAGGGCGTCGAAGACGTTGATGATCGCCTGGCCGGCGCCGGAGTCGAGGATGGACTTGACGAAGTCCACCCACACGTTGGTCAGCCGGTTGACCGCCGCCGAGATGCTACCCGAAGCGATCGCCGCCGGGTCGGCGAAGGTGCGGATGAGCTCCGGGCCGAACGCCGCCAAGAACTTGGCCGAATCCACCACGCCCTTGCGGATGGCCGCCTCGAGCTCGCCGGCGGTGGTGTTCAGCGCGCGGGCCGCGATCTGTAGGGCTCCCGGCAGTTTCTCGCCGAGTTGCCGGCGGAGCTCCTCCATCGACACCACGCCCTTGGACGCGATCTGTGTGACCGCGTAGAACATCAGCTGGGTGTCCTGGTTCGACGCGTGGAGGGTGCGCGCCGCCATCGAGATGCCGAGGAAGAGCGTGCGCGCCGTCTCCAGACGGTTGTTGCCCTCGGGCAGTGCCGCCACGAGCTTCGCGTAGTTGCTCGTGAGCGCGTCGAACTGCAGACCCAGCTGGTCCGCGGTCTTTCGCAGAAATTCGAATTCCTGCCGGGCCTTCGTGGAGCTGCCGGCCGTGACCGACATGATGGCGTTGAAGCCCTGCAGCTTGTCGGCCTCCTTCAGGATGGAGTTGAAGACCAGTTCGATGCCGCCGGCGAAGCGGGTCATCCACGAGAACGTGGTACTGATCATGCTCTGCAGGCGGTTGAACGCCCCGGTCATCCCGCCGCCGATCGACTGTGTCAGCCGGTCGGACGTGGCGGTGTTCCGCTGCATCTCACGGTCGAGAGCCGCGAGTCCGTTTCTGGAACCGAGGATCGAGCGCGTCAGTGCATCGAACGCCCCTACTGCGGGGGCGGTGTTTGCGCCGACATTGATGGCTGTTGCCACTGCTACTCTTTCTGCTCGCGATCGAGCTCTTCCATCACGGCCACGAGCTGTTCAAACATCTGCATGTCCATCGCCGGCGGACCGAACAGTCTGCAGTAGGCGACGATCTCGGACAACTGAATTGGATTCTTCTCCATCCCCCAAGTGCGGTGTCTGTCGAGAATCATGTAGGCGTGCACGAACTCTTCGAGCACCGGATCCAGTGTAGGCTTGTCTTGGAGGGCCTGGGCGAGAACACCAGTGTTCTCGTACAGTCCCCAGAGTCCCTCCTCAGCCTTACCCCACTGGCGGTACCACGACCGCCACGCCTTCAGTCGTTTCCCGCGGCCTCGATCTCCTCTTGCCTGAAGTTGGCGATGCTGACGGCGAAGTCGCTCACGAAATCACGGAATTCCGGGTCCTTCGTCAGGGCCACGTAGCCCTTCTCCGCCGAGTACGGCACCTTCTCGCCGCTCTTGTCGGTCACGTTCTCCCAGTCCAGTAGGATGCCCTCGGACATCGCCCGACAAAACATGTCCTTGCCGAGCGCGGGGTCCAGCTCGCCGCGCTCGATCTTGCGGCGGTGCGGCTGCTGGAGCCGTGCGAGCGTTCGCTGAAACTTCATGTTGGACACGTGTGCGATCTTGAACCTGGACTGTCGGTACTGGGTCCAGGTTCCGCCGTCGATGGACGGCACGTCAGCGTCGAATTGGAACATTGAATGCTCTCTTTCTAGTCCTTATCAGGACGTCTTGGTGATGCGAAGGACTCGACCGGTGACCGTGTCCTTCAACGCACGGAACGACGCGTTGAACATGACGTCCGTGTTGATGCCGCCGCCCGCGACCTCGCCGGTCTCGAACTTGCAGCGGGGGAAGGTGAAGGTGTACTTGTTGCTAACCGCGTCCTGCAGCTCGAAGCTGAAGCTGAACTCCGTGTTCTTGGTGAACTTGGAATAGTTCGACCCCTCGTTGAAGTAGAATTGGAGGTCGCCGGTCACCTGGAACTTGCCGACCTTCATGTCGCGGGGCTTCGGCTGGCCCACACAGCGGATGGCGCGGATGTTGTTCTTGATCCGCAGCTTCATCGACATCACGCAGCCGGTGTACGGCACGCCGTCGATGCTGATGTTCTGCAAATTCGCCACCGCGGACATCGGCGTGGTGGTCGAGACGGCCGGGAAGGTCGCGCCGCCGATCTGTGCTTCGAACACCGTGGCGCCGAACGCCAGGAAGCTGAGCGCGCCGGTGACGATCTTGCCCACGTCCATGTTGAGGTCCATGCCGTCCACGGCCACGCCGTTGAAGTCGTGGAACTGGGTCGGCGCCATGCCACCGAACTCCTTCTGGATCATGAAGGTCGAGAGAGTCGTGCCGTTGTCCAGGTTCAGGCCGGAGTAGGCGCCGCACATCACGGCTTCGAGGAAGTCGTCGAACGACGCGTACGACAGTTCGAAGTTGGCGCCGCCCGAGCCCTGCACCGACACGGGGATGGTATCGGTCTCGGCGCGGTCCGGCGTGACCTCCGTGGACTGGGTGGTCTCGATGTTGTGGACGAGCGACTCGGTGATGTAGCGCAACTGCTTGAGAGCTGTGGATCCCGAGTTGGTGCCGCCGGCCAGAGTGGCTCCGCCCCACGACAAGTTGACCGAACCATCCGTCGTGGCGTACGCGTTGCCGGCGGTGCCGCCGCGCTTCGAGCGCACGACCACAGTGGTGGCTGAGGCGCTCGTCGCCTCGACGGTGCCGTGCTCCGGCGTCGCCTTGCCATAGTCCGTGTCGGGCACGCCGCCCGCGCGGTTGATGGCGTTGTACAGGTTCAGGAGTGTCGCCTGCAAGGACGCGCCGATCTTGACCTCGTACGCCGCCGGTGTGAGCGCGGTCTTGAAGGTGTACGTGACGCCGTTGATGGTGACGGTGTCACTGTTGGCCGGTTGGCCCGAACCGGTGAGCGTGCCGGTGGCCTTCGCGCCGCTGTCCGGCGTGACGCCCATCGTCACTTCTTTGATGTATCGAACAACCAGTAGGTCGGCTGATGCCATGTCAGAACTCCACGTTGAAGTAGAAGGGGCAGCTGTAATGGTCGACCATCCAGCCGTTGGACTCGTTGGCCCCCTTGACCAGTTCGGGTACCATGAATTGCACCACCGGTGCCGTGAGAGGCGGCGTCGCCACCAGAATCTTCTTGACGAAGAACGGTGCCAACTGGTCTGCCAATGTCAGCGACTCGACTTTGCCCGTACCGGGTCTGGTCTTGATGTCAAGCAGGAGTATCCCGACGACTCGGTAGCAGTTCTCCACGGCCCGCTGGAATGAGTCGCCGAACCGGACCGTCATCTGCACGTACTTCGTGTAGAGGGTGGGGTTGAACTCCGCGTTCTCGTAGGCGAGCTGGATGTTCAGTGACGCGAAGGTGTCCTTCGCGTACTGCTCGACGAGCGTCTGGACGTTGTTGTACTTCATCGCAGGTTCGCCCCAGCGATGGCCAGCCGCAGCACCCCGAAGGGCGCCTGGTTGGACCATCCGCCGTACTCGATGAGCTCGGCGTACGGCTGCGCATTGGACACGTACACGGTATATCCCAGCTTGAATCCTGGCGGCCACCTGAACGCCGCGCCGCGCACCGGGTCGTCTGGACCCCGCCCTGGGGTCACGTCCGTCCGCACTTCGTTGTAGCTCACGCGCCAGCTGGCTCGGAACGCTCCCGAGTAGACAGGCGAAAGCTTAACAGCGGATCGGAAGATTTCTCCGATGTACTGCTTGACGCTCTCTTCGGCCAATTCCTCTAGGTCCTCCTTGGTAGGCCACCCAGAGGAATTGATCGAGTACTGAATCACGTGGGTCTCAGCTGCAGGGTGTTTATCAGTACGGTGGTTCCGATCATCGTTGGATCGTTTCGGTGGATGCGGTAGGTGACGCCGCCGTGGAGGATCAGGTCGTTGGTCTCGACCGAACCGTCGATGGGGAACAGGACTGCTTTCAGGTCCACGGATTTGACCTGGTTGCCGTCGATCTCCTTGTCGGTGTAGTTCAGTACCGCCATCTTCATGGTCTTGACGGTCGGGACGTACGTTTGCACTTGCCCGGGCACGTGATCGTTGGGCGTTCGGCTGGTCACCGGCACCTCGACCAGGAGGTCCTCCAGAGCCTCTCGGGCCTGGACGACCGCGTCGGCGACGGTGTCCTTAAGCACGGACCAACCTCACGACTCTGATGCTCTTGGCGCCCGGCAAGTCAGGGTTCTTCATACTGCCGTAGTCGCGCAGCATCATCGGCACGTTATCGGGCGCGTACTTGCGGTCCGCAGTGGCGAGGTTCTGGTTGAAGTCGATCTGGATGGGGCCGACCTCGATCTTGCTGTAGGCCTGTGACTGGCCGACGGAGATCACCCCGTCATTCTGCATCATCCACACCGCCATCTCGCAGGCCGCGTCGCGCACGGCCGGCGGGATGACCGTGGATGTCAGCAGGTACCCGTCCACGCACGCGTTGTAGCGCGGCCACTTCATGCCCTGAGCCTCGGAGTACCTCTCTCCGATCCAGTCGAACAGCTGGTCCAGGCGCTTGCTGGCGTTCACCAGGTAAGCAGCCTTGACGTTGGCGTCGAGGTCCGACCACTGATCGGCCACGGTCTCGTCGGCCACCATGTCGGTGACGTAGGTCGTCATCTCTCCCAGACTTGCGTACGAGTTGCAAGTCTGGGTGAGGGGCCCGCTGTCGACTGTCAGGCTCACGGCGGATCAGCCGACCATCTTCACGTCTTTGCCGCGGGCGACCCCCAGCTCCGTGAACACCGCCATGCTCGCGTAGAAGCGAAGGCGGGTGATGATGTCGTTGGTCTGCTCGGCCTCGCCGACCGCCGACACGAAGATGCCGGCCTGCACTTGGCTAGTCAGGCCGGCGATGCCGACCTTGCGAGAGCCGTCGTCCACCGTCCCGACGTAGATGTCGCCGTTGCGGGGCGAGCCGCCGCCGGACACCGGGATGTAGTCGTTGCGGAACATCGGGATGCCGCGGTAGAACATCTGCTGTCCGCCGCCGGGCAGGTTCACGACTTCGGTCAGGCTCGCGCCGCCCAGGCCGCGGAGCACCGACATGTGCTTGCGCAGGCCTTCGTCGGGCATCATGATGAAGTCCACCGCGCCGTCCTTGGCCTTCACCATGCTGATCAGCTCGTCGAGCATGTCCAGGGTGTAGGCCGCCGACGCATAGTCCTTGGTCTGCGCCGTGGGCGTCAGCTTTTGGAGGCCGTCGAACTCCAGCGGATCGACCGCCGAGTCGCCGAGGATGAACTGGCGCTGGTACTCGCGGCCGAGGTTCTTGGCCTTCGACATCACCTGAACGCCGGTCTGGCTGTTCTGGGTACCCATCGTGACGTTGATGAAGTGGTCGACCTCGGCGTCGCCGATCAGGGCCTTGAGCGGGGTCGTGACCGGCGTGAAGGTCGCCGGGAGCTTCGCGGCCGCCGGGATGGCGTTGGACCCGCCGCCGATGCCGATCGGAGCCACGCCGCCCAGGGCGTTCTCGCGCGAGTACAGCAGAGCGTTGCCGACAATCTGGTCGAACGGCAGGACGCGGTAAAACTGGTTGACCGTGACGATCGACTCGATGACGCCGGCGATCAGCGGATTCTGCTGGATCTTGGCGGCTTCGGTCAGGGTGAGCGATGCCATTTCGGAATTCTCCGGAAGAGTTGATGAAGATCTGCGTCAACATCCCCTCCACCGGAGGGTCCTGCGCATTTCGAGATGCCTACCAGGCATCTCGAGATGGCGAGCACTACTGCGAGCACCCGGACCCCGGTTCTCGCGCTTGGGTGACATTATACGGCGATTTTCTCTGTTTGTAAACCCCTTTGGTCGTAGGACTTCAGGGGCTCAGGCCCCCGGCAGGTTGGCCAGCAGCCCGCCGGCCCTGAGACCCTCGTTGATCTTGTCGAGTGGGCTGGCCTTCGTGATGTCGAAGCCCGCGGTGCCGAGGTGGCCGCCCGCGGC